GCGAATCAAATCGCTAACACTGTGGAACCCGTTCTACAGATGGCAGTAATGCCCCACCCACTATTGGATTTAGTTTTTTATATCCATCAGTACTGCTGGTAGTTTATTATCTTAATAAACCAGCCCTTTAACGTGTTTAACTTAGTTTATGGTGGAACCCAAAACTATGTTATATCCCAAGCTACAGGATGGGTATCGTTACTGGGTTGTCAACACATATTTGTATTATGTACCATAGGGGTGAGCAAGCCCTCCTCTATGGTTGACTCTAAGTCCCATGATATGTTGGCTACATACCATATCGGGCCTAAAGGCAAGCTCAATATAAAATCATTATGAAACAATTTTACACTGAGAACATTTTTACAAAACTGCGTCGTCCAAAGCTACAACCTAAAGTGTGAATCAAACTCTCAGAGTTTAATAAATACGTTAGTGTTGTAGTCTGGTTAACCAGTAATGCAGACCTCAGTAATGATCTAATGACGCTTAAGACTCATATCGTCAGACTTGTGAAAAAGTCAGGTTGGAATTTTACATTCCTTTACCTGAAAGAATCGCAACGCCTGGTAATACGGGCTATAAGTGGATCTCCTGAACCGAAATTCCTAAGTGGAATATGCGTATCAAGAGATAGTCATGGCCTCCCTCGCTTATTACCTTTAAATATTAGACTTCTTTTGTCTGAATATAAAAGTAATCAAAGTAAGGTAAAGGCAGTTCTGACTCTTCTTTCTATATATCGTGTATTTCCTACCAAACCGAAACCCAAACTTGACACCATTACTGATCCCTTTAACGGGGTTAGTGAACGATTGTCAGATTTAAGGCCGGCTGTTAGAGAAATATTCGGTATATCAAAGTTCAAACTTGGTAACCCAAGGTTGATCAAATTAGAAACGGCCGGGCCTAATGCTAGTAAATCAGCATGAAGCTCGTCCATAGATGTTCTCGCTTTTATACACCATCCAAAGGAATTTTTTAATTTCCTTAGATATTGCATATTTTCGAAATCATATAAATTTCTGATTTGGTCCTTAGGTTTAATTTTCGTGGCAATTCTCCCATACACCGTACTTTTGGTGCTAAAGAGGATTAAACCATTAAAATTAGGGAAATTAGGTGTTGTTTTAGATCAGGCTGGTAAAGCAAGAATCATAGCAATATGTTCTTACTGATATCAGCTTATTCTGAAACCACTACACTTATCCCTGTTTAGAACCCTAAAGAATCTTGAAACAGATGGAACTTTTGATCAACATCGTCCATTGGAACGTTTAGTTTCAATGCATGATGGTAGATCGAAGTTCTCCTGTTTCGATTTGTCAGCGGCTACGGATAGACTGCCAATGCGTCTCCAACAAGATATACTTAATATTGTAATGGATGGTCTGGGGGATCGTTGATCCTCCCTTTTAGACATACCATGACAGTATAAAGGAAATAATGTTAGATACTCAGTTGGTCAGCCTATGGGTGCCTATTCATCTTGAGGTATGCTGGCGATATCACATCATGTAATTGTGAGATATGCAGCGCTAAAGTGCGGTATAAAGAATTTTAATCTTTATGCAGTACTTGGTGATGACATCGTAATAATGCATGATGAGGTAGCAAAAGTGTACCTTAGCATAATGCATACATTAGGAGTGTCTATAAATTTATCTAAATCTATAGTATCTTCTGATTTTGCAGAGTTTGCAAAAGTTTGAAGAGGCCCTTCTATAAATATCACTCCAGTAGGTCCAGGACTTATCCTGAGAACTGTTAGAGATGATAAATATAAAGGGATACTATTAGGTGAGGCCGTAAGGCTTAATCTTATAGAAACTTTACCACAGCTTCTAATACTAATAAATGGTTTAAAAGACCCTTTATTAGCTTTATGGTCTACTCTCGGAATGGGTAGTGCAAGATGAGAAAATCAGGTGGATGCGCAAGCAATCACCTGAGGACTTTCCTCTACACATGATTCCAAACTTTTTCTCTATTGTTTAGGAAACGCCGTAAAACAGTGTTTCTTAAATGAGTGAAGAGAGAGTATACTTAAGAACCAACAAGAGAAGGAAAACTTCTACACCACGTGGTGAAAAGTTTATTCTTCTGTTGGTTGACCGAATAGGATATTAGAATTCCTATTAAAGTTACTGGGGCCAGGCTTCTGGATATATGCATCTTCTTTTGAGGAGATGGATGAAACTTTTAGCAAACCTTGTCCTATCCATACTTATGGATATGACAACTTGCTAGAAATCCAGCGAATGGTTGAACTTGATCCTCTCCTCAGTATATCATCGATAGACTGGAGGGAGAAGAAGAAGGTCAAGGCATATGACTCTAAAGTTAAGAATCTTGCCAATGAGTTCGATAGAACCCTTGACGAGATGCGTGACTTTAGCGAAATGCTTTAGATTATTACTAAGCTTATTTACTATATTGTATATTAAGGATGCTCCAATAATGGGACACCGGGTATAATGCTCCTCCTTGCGGGGAGTGCTCACTACACTTTCTTCAAGCTGTAGTGTTATACCTTTTATATATATACATAGTAAGGCTTTAGTGTTTAACCAGGAGCTTCACCTGCTCTTAAAAGTGAGTTAATGCAAATAGGCTTTTAAAGAAGTCGGCACGGGTGGGCATGGAGGAAAG